TGAGTATGATGCTTATGACCTCGTGCTTGAGTATCTCCTCTCACAGGGTCACGCAGAGACCGTTGCGGAGGCACAATACCTTATGACCGAGATGGATGCTGAGATGATTGGTGATATTGTTGAGGAATCTCTTAGTGAGGATGCAAACTACGATAGAAATCGTAAAAGAGCAGCACAGAGAGCAGCAGCAAGAAATGCTGCCAGAGATGCTGGAAAGACTGGTGCAGTTCCTGGAGTTGGTTATGTAACTCCACGAAGAGAAAGTGAAACTTACAGGGATTCAACGGGTACTGAAAGACATAAATCCGGTGCCAGAATGCCTGAGAAGAAAGGTTGATATAATCTTAACATAATTCTCTAAGAGGGCTTGACAAGTCCTCTTTTTTTGTATAGACTAGGTTTGTCTGGGTTGAAGATAAATAATAGCTCATAAGATTACTTTATATGAGCTATGAGAACCCATGGAGATTTAATGGGGAAATATTTGAGTCTGATCATATAGAAGATCATTTTGGATTTGTATATCATATTCACTCTAAGATCACCGGTAGAAGTTACATAGGACGCAAGTACTTTTGGTCGTTCAGAACTCCTCCTGGTAAAAAACGGAAGTCCAAACAAGAATCTGATTGGAAAAAATATTATGGTTCTTGTCCAGAACTTAAAGAAGACGTTAAGAAATATGGTAAGGAATGTTTTGAAAGAAAAATAATATCATTACATAAGACCAAAGGTAAATGTAATTTTGAAGAAACAAGACAACTTTTCCTAAATAATGTATTGACCGAAGCACTTGACTCTGGGGTTCCTGCGTACTATAATGGAAATATTCTACATCGATATTTTCGTAAGGATTATTTTTATGATAACTCTAGAGCAGACCCTTCGGACTTCACATGATTGGGCAGTTGATAGAATTCACATTCTAAGTGATAAAATGGATTATGAAGATGCTCAGGCAATTCAATCAGAGTTTAGTGAATGGTTGAATCCAAATATTTCTGATCATGATATTTTCTCATTAGAATTTATAGGAGGCTCCGATGAAAATAGATCTTCATAACTTTTTTCTACATTACGATCCAAAGAATCCAAAGCACGTTGCAGCAGTAGAGCAACTTGAAAAGGATTTGGGACAAAAGCAACCAGATTTAATTCAAGATGATTGTAATTGGGTAAGAATTTTCAGAGAAAAAGCACCAGTTCCTGCACAGACAGGAGTATTGCAAGTTCCATATTACCCACAAACAGACAATTACAGAGATGCTAATCGTACTTGCAATAGCTCTTCTTGTGCTATGTGTCTTGAATATCTTAAACCAGGCACTCTAAAAGGAGCAAAGGGAGACGATGCCTACGTTCAAAAGGTATTCGCAATTGGTGACTCAACAGATCACACAGTTCAAACCCGTGTTCTTGAGAGTTATGGTATTAAGTCACACTTTAGTTACAATCTCTCTTTTTCTGATCTTGATAAGAGTTTATCTGCTGGTAAACCTGTCGTTATTGGCATTCTTCACAGGGGTTCTCTTTCTGCACCTACTGGCGGGCACATGGTTGTAGTCATTGGTAAAAAGGGTAATGACTATGTTGTGAATGACCCTTATGGGTCTCTCAATGACGGTTATACTGGACCTGTAACCAATGGTAAAGGTGCTGTATATAAGAAGTCTGATTTAACTTATAGATGGTTGGAGAACGGTAAGGATAAGACTGGTTGGGGAAGAATCTTCAAATGATTTTAAAGGCAGGGATAGATTTAATTAAAAAGTTTGAAGGATGTCATCTTAAAGCATATCCAGACCCACTATCTGGTGGACTTCCAATCACTATAGGTTGGGGGTCTACTCGTAAGAAGAATGGGACTCCATTTAAACTTGGGGACACCATTACTCAAAAGGAAGCAGATGAATTATTGATTGTTCAATGTGAGAGTCAGTTCTTACCATCACTTTCTAAAATCCCATATTGGAGAGAAATGAATGACAATCAACGCGGAGCACTTTTATCCTTTGCTTACAATCTCGGTGCTGGCTTTTACGGTGGAAGTAATTTTAATAGTATCACTCGTAACCTTCGTGAAAAGAATTGGACAGCAATCCCAAAAACATTAGAGATGTATCGCAATCCTGGCAGTAATGTTGAGGCAGGATTATTGAGACGTAGAAAAGCAGAAGGAGAATTGTGGAAGAAATAAAATTTACTCTTTAGTCTCCAAATATGCTAATCGTAATATGTAGTAGATACACCACATAGTAAAAATTAAACCTGATCCAAGAATTATACATACTCCCCAAGGAAAATCACTCATCCCATTTCTCCTGTTTGTGTATAAAAACTTTTAAATCCTTAACGTATTTTCGTAATATTTGTGCCTGTTCTTCGTGCCAAAAATCACCCGTCTCCATCCAGAGTCGGGTATGATTGTCTATGGCTTGTAGTATTTGGTGAATGGGTTTGTTCCAACACTCACGCTTTGGTGTATTCCATTCGCGTGGCATATATTCTCACCTTTTTTTACCACCATTTGTAGACTTAACCATGGTTTGGTATTTGACATACCATCTATTTATGATATAATATACGAAGTTCAAATTTATTTTCATGACCGAACAACAAGAACATCTTGCAAATCTTTTGCAACAACGGCAGCAACTCTCACAAGAACTTGAAACTCTTCAAGGTCAAGCAACTGCAAAAAGAGAACTTTTTCTGAAAGTTCAAGGAGTCATTGAGTATCTGACTCAAATTGGTGTAGTGCTTCCCGAACCTGAAGAGACGGTTGAAGAAGTGTCTGAGGACGCTTGACAAAAAATAAATAATAACTTATTATGTGGTATCCCTGACACAGGGATTACATCATGAGATTTTGATGTGACATTAGAGCCCAGGAAAGTGCCTCCCGAGAGGGTTGGTGTACCCCCTTTCTATTGGGATGTAGAGTTCAATTAAATTTAATGCAAAATTTCTTTACAGTAACCTTGCCCCTTTTGGCAGCGGTTACGACCAATACGGCAACATTGCCTGGTTTATTTCCTCCTCCCCCTGTTGGTGGACCCCCACCATTTTCTGTTATTCAGGAGTTTGAAACCAAGACAACGACCAAAGAGGTTGTTCCCGAAAAACCAAAAGAGAAAAGGTTAATTTGTAAAGGGTGTAATGAAAATGAAAATGTTGCCCTGAATTATTTTCAGGACATTGGAATTAAAGATAAAAACGCCCTTGCTACTATTCTGGGCAATATTAAACAGGAATCAACATTCCAGTCTAATGTATGCGAAGGTGGTAGTAAAACGTCATACTATAACTGCTCAGGTGGTTATGGTTTGATTCAATGGACATCTGCTAATCGTTATTATGGATTGGGTGAGTTTGCTAAGAGGTATGGTGGTTCTCCATCAGGACTTCATACGCAACTTCGGTATCTTACAAATGAAGTTCAATGGAAGAAAATTGAAGACCGTATGAAAAAAAGTGGTCGATCAATTTATTCTTACATGGATACTGCATATAGTTGGATTGGTTGGGGGCATCATGGTGCTCGCACATCCTATGCTCATGATTATGCTTCTCGACTGATTCAAGTAGAAGTCTAATATATAAGGGGAGTGTAAGTGCTCCCTTTTCTTATGTTTAAATTTGGCAAACAAAAACCAGATATAAAGCAGTATGCAATTATAGGAATTGTATTGAGTTCTATGATTGCAGTACTTTCCCAATGCACTGGAATATCTGAAAATGGACTTTGGGACTTACTTGACGAAGTTCAAAGAAGATATTTACCAGGTACAATACTTAATGAGTTTGTGATTAAAGACCCAGAGAAACTTGATAGAAGAATCAACCGTGATGTTGATGCGGCAATCGCAGAGTATGAACGGTTGACAGGTGACGATGGAAAGGTTAGAATACCTAAACCACGATACTCAGAGAAACCACCTGACTCTTCTGTTTGTTATACAAAGGAATGTCAATCACTGGGTGGTGAAATGAGATTGTGTGCTCCATGGGTTGACGACTGCCCTAAGGAGTGATATAATACTCTCATGGGCACATAGTTAAATGGACATAACCCGATTCTTCTAAAATTGTGTTCCTGGTTCGATTCCAGGTGTGCCTGTTGACTTTTGTAAAAAAGTCTTATAAATAAAAACACATTCATCAAAACAATGATTTACCCGATGCCCACAAAACAGATTAGTAATCTCGATTGCCGTTATTGGCATATTGAGGGTACTCCCCTGTTTGTGGATATGGTAGGTCAGATGTAAGAACCAACCATAAAAACAAATAGATCAGGGGAGAAACCAAAAGGTTCCTCCCCTTTTTTATTGCTTGTGACAGTTCCGCAAGTGACCCACCAGTGCCTCTCCAGAGACCAAACGGTGGTATTCTATACAGGTGGTTGAGAGACCACCAGCACCTAGACAATCAAATATTTTCCATATTATTTGGGTACGTAACTCAGTTGGTAGAGTAGCGGGCTTTTAACCTGTAAGTCGTCGGTTCGAACCCGACCGTACCCATATGGGAGAGTGTCTACTGTTGGCAACGTAGTACCAGTCTGTAAAACTGGAGTGGTTTTTTAGCCTCGGGGGTTCAATTCCCTCCTCTCCCACCTTGACCCTATGATGAAGTGGTTATCATACTTCTCTGTCTAAGAAGAATCACGAGTTCGAATCTCGTTAGGGTCGTATGTTCCTATCGACTAGCGGTTAGGTCACAACACTTTCAATGTTGTAGCACGGGTTCGAATCCCGTTAGGAATATATCTGGGAGTAGCTCAGTTTGGTAGAGCTGGGTGTTTGGAACGCTCAAGTCGCAGGTTCAAATCCTGCCTCTCAGACTTTGGAAACATAGCTTAGTTGGTAAAGCATTCGACTGATAATCGAAAGACCACTGGTTCAAGTCCAGTTGTTTCCACTTGCCCTTCGGGGTATCTTATATGGAAGTGTGGCAGAGAGGCTTATTGCAGAATCCTGCTAAGATTCCGTGCCTAGTAATAGGCACCACTGGTTCAAATCCAGTCACTTCCGTTCGGCAGTATAGTTCAGTGATAGAACAGAAGATTCATACCCTTCTCGTCGGTGGTTTGATTCCATCTACTGCCTTGTGTCGTTAGTCTAGTGGTTAAGACAGGAGATTGTGAATCTCCATACGAGGGTTCGATTCCCTCACGACACCCCAATGAGAAATCGTCTAATGGTAGGACACCGCCCTTTGAAGGCGTTTATCTAGGTTCGAGTCCTAGTTTCTCAGCCAGCCCGATTGATGGAATTGGTATACATACTTGTCTTAGAAACAAGGTTTTACAGGTTCG